TGTTTGTTCTGTTCGTTGAGGTAGTCCTGCAAGCCTTCTGGTGTAACTTTGTGAACATCCATGAAGCAGATCACGGTGACCGCTTCAGATGCAGGGTCAAACTTCAACTTGTGTTCAGCCGCTCTTTCATGGCTGTCCACGACTTTAACTGTAACCAGGTTCTTCAGCACAGCAGATCTGGCGTAAGGACAGGGCGCCATGCCGGCGAAGTAGCCATCAGGCACTGACAAAACCTCATGCACCCACAGGCGCACCTCGGCCTCGACAGCCTCTAGCAGTCCCACTTACGCAGCGCCTTGTTGATACGGCTATTCGGATCACGCGCTGTCTTCTTGCTGGTGAGCTTCTTCTTCATGCCACTCATCCGCGCACAGAAGGACTTGCGCCGTGCTGCCGCCTTGGGCGACTTCTTGGCCTGCTTCTTAGATACAGGCGGTTTCAGGTTCATGCCGGCCCGCTTGGCTGATGCGCGGCCCTTGCGGTTCAGACCGCCAGACGGCGACTTGCCGGCCTTGCGTGTCCACGCTGGTGACTTAGGCATTGGCAAGATCCCTCATGCGCTTGACCAAACGCTTGGCGCGATTTGGCACCTGGTCGTGCCAGCGCGAATCGACCATTTCATCCGCAGCGGCGTCGAACCGGCGGGCATCCACCTCACGCTTCATGCCGACGAATTTGCTGAGACGCGGACGGCCCATATTGAACATCATATTTGCAATGATAAGCTGGGCTTCTTCCGGCAGTTCATCGAAGTCATCGTAGAGGCTGCGGCAGTCTTCAATGGTCACGGCTATGTCCAAAGAAAACACCTGACGCACCCGCTCCTCATCAACCGGAGTGCCTACTGGCTGGCCGTGTTCTGGATCATCTTCTTTGACCAGGTGGCCTATACCAAAGGTCGGTAGGCCAAGGTGATCGAGGTAGATTTCAAACTTGCAGCCCTCGTCCTCAGCCAGCTCCTCGCGCAGCTTGTCCTTGTTCATTTCTTTGCCTTCACCTTGCCGACAACGCCCTCAAGCATCCCGCCACCAAAGTAGAAGGCCAGGATGGTCAGCATCGCTTCACCGAGATAGAAGTCATCTATGACTTGCTTAATTTCAGGAATGTTGGTTTTGCCCAGTAGCGTCATCACTAGTACCAGCGCAAAAGACGCCAAAAAGGTGGCAGTGAACATCAGGGCTAGATAGCGCTGGGCTACCTTGAAGGGTGCATATGCGGCCATCGTGTCGATCTTGGCCTGCGCCTTTACACGCTCCATTTCTTCATCGGAGCTGTGGACATCATCAATGAGATCCATGCCCTTCTTGATTACATCGCCATTGCCAAGAATGGACGCCAAAACTCCAAGCATTACTTTTTGTCTCCCATTTGCGTGAAGCCCATATATGCGCCCACAACGCCGCTCAACGAGATGTAAAGCAGCGGGCTGACCTCACTAAGTAACTTGATGCGGGTGTCAGGTATAAAGGGCATGAACAGCAAGATCGTGTAGACGCCCATACCCATCAGAGCGAAACGTGCCAGCCTGAGCTGCGCTAGGTGCTTGCGGCTTTTGTCTTCTGTCTCGCGTATCTCGCGGGCGCGTTCAATCTCTGCGTCTGTGACTACGCCATCATTGTCGAGGTCATAGCGATCAAACTCGCTCGACCTCTGCAGCTTTTTCTGGGCCACTATTCGCCGCCGAGATTGGCCTGCATATTAACGATGAAAGCATTGACCGCCTCAGCCAGCTCAGGATCTTTGCCTGGCAGCACCGCCAGTCGGCCTAGTTGCACCGACAGCGGGTTGACGCCACGGTTGCTGGCTTGAGCTGTAGTTTTGAGCCAACGGATGAACTTTGGTGAAGTCATAAGTTTTGCGGCATAGCGTGGCGCAAGCAAAGCACCGCCACCGGCTGCTGCGGCAGATGCCGCCCCACCAACATCACCGGCAAGCGCCAATCCACCCGCTTGAGCCAAAGCCACGCCGGTTGCAGCGATTTGTGAAAAGCCAGCTAAAGTCACACCCGACCGCGACCGGTTGATCTCACCAATGTTCTCTACCGCCACGTCAGCTAGGCGGGCCAAAGAATCTAGCTCTTTGCGAACTTCTTTGAACCTGGGCGCACCAAACAAAATGTCTTTGCTGCGCTTGTCCATGTTGCGCCAGTTGGTCAAAAAGACATTGGCAGACCATTCGCCGCCACCTTCAGTGGCAGAACCGCGCACACCCATGCGGCCAAGGACGCTTGCAGTTACAGCGTCACGCTCATCTCTAGTCAAAACCTTGAAGACATCTCTGATGCGCTGACCACCGCGCTTGCCTTCACTCATGGCAAAGCTAAACACCTGGCTATCAAGGTTTTGCCGCGCAATTTTATCTATTGTCTTGAGCTGATCGTTTGCGGTTTGCCGCGTGTAATCATTTGCGCGGCGCAACAGGCGTGCTGCGTCTGGGTTTGCTGCAGATACCGCGCTGTCGATATCTTCAGTCAATGCCTTGTAGATGCTTGGCAGCTTTTCATTGCCAGCTTGGTAAACCCTGACAGTCTGTCCCGGCAAAGTTGACCCGACCGCCTTGCCCAAGTTTGTGCGGATTGACCTCGCGGTTCTCAGGTCTATTTGACCGCCAGCAGCGTCTGCGTCTTTTAAAATGGCAGCGATCTGACGCAGTGCCGGCGCATACTGATCTTTCAAAGCCGTAGGTGCTGCAGCTAATTCTGTTTTCAGCTCTGCCTCTAAGGCACGCAATCCACCAACTGAAACACCTATGTTACCAGCCGCGTCATACGCCGCGTCATACAACTGATCTTTTTTAGCGCTGATGCGGTCGGCAGTTGCAAGCGCACCAGCCCGGATCGTACTGCCAATGACCTCTGGGCTACCTTGCGGATCACCGTATTTACGAGCAATCCGGTTAGAGGCGTCACCAAGCTCGTCAATCACGCGGGCGCGGTTTGTTCTGATGATGTCAGACGCAGTGAAAAACGATGCAAGACCTTCTTCAGCCTGAGCGACAGAAGGTCTGCCAGTCAGCGTGGCCGCAGTTGGTTGCACACCCAGTCGAGCAAAGTCTTCAGCACGCTGCCCAGGCGACACGCCGGTCAGTCTTTGTGTGCCTTTTTGGATGCCGGTTTTGACTGCCCTTGTTGCAGCGTCACCAAGCCGGCCACCTACCATCTCAATGCCGATATTTGTTGCCGCCTTGCCAACCTCCTCAACTGGAGTGCCACGCGGCACAGCGCCGCCAGACAGTGCATCAATCGTGCGGTCATATACCTGACCCATAAACTCAGAGCCAAGTGCCGCGCCTGCAGGCACGGTGTAAATTTCCTCTGGCACGGCAGCTTGGGGGCCGAGGTTGCCGGCCACCAGCGGGATTGCACCGCCAACGATGCCCCCGCCTGTTTCAGCAAGCACTCGCCCGCCCTCAACAATGTCGCCCATGTCAACGCGGGGCGGAAAAACAGACTGGATAAACCCAGGAGGGTCAAGCACTTGAATAGCGCCGTCGTCCTGTTGAAAATAAATCGCGTCAGGGTCGATCTTTTTACGCAGGGCAACATTATCTGGGTTTTTGGCCAAAATGTCTGAACCGCGCCGCACATTGTCATAGTAGTTACCAAGCACCTCAACTTTTTGATTGTCAGGCACCGAAGCTAGTATCTGCCGAACCGCTATTGGCGCTCCGGTTAGGTTTTCTGCCAGTTTTGCCATGTGTCACCTAAAAATCAAATTCGCCAGCATCTTCATTCGACGCTGTTGGTAGCTCAAGTTTTACCAAGCCAGGGATTTTGCGCCCTGCACTAAAAGCATCAACGTTTGTGTTGAAGTTGTTGACTAGCCTTTGCAGCTTGAAACGCACTGTCTCGGAAGTGTCAGTTGCGTTTGGCAAAATTTGACTAAAGAAAAACTGTCGTTCTTCTTCTGGTGCCGTTGCACCAGATCTTTCGCGAGTAGTTAGGTCAGCTAAGTTATTCAGAGCGTTCCTGACAACCTGGACATCACCACTGAAGGCACCAGCAGCAGGCGTGTTTAGCCCAACGACCAAAGACCTGTTGACATCTCCACTGATGCCATTCGGGAACAGTTTCTCAACGACAGTGGTCAAGTCTACTTTTGCGGAAGACAAATTCGCCACAAACTTTGCTTCAGTTGATGACAGTTGAGCTGGCTTTTCACCTGCGACAATGCCACCAGGAATTGCGGCATTGGCTTCCTGGCTGGCTTGGTTGGTTGGGTCACCTGGAAGCGCAACATCTCCAGTGACTGTCTGGCCACCAGTGATTGAGCTAACATCAAGACCTGGCTGCATCACGGTGACAGTCCCGCCTGCACCGTCAGGCACCACCACTGGACGCGGCCTCGCTAAATCTTTGGTAAACAAATCCAGCCGCAGAGATTCTGCTTGGGTCAAATCGCCTTTTTGGCTCAGACGTATGACCTCGTTAATTTGATCGAATCGGTTTGAGATGTCGCCTGTAACTTGTGAGCCGCTAGGCGGTGTGATCTTGCCGAGGTTGTCGATTTGGTAAACGCCCAGGTTGGGGTCGCGTCCTGAATCAATGACCTCTTGTCTAGTCATGTCGCGTACAGTGTTTTCTGGCTTTCTCTTGGCAGCAGCAACCGCGAGTTGACCTTCAAGGTTTACGCCAGTCTGCAAAGCAAGCTCAGGAGATACTGTTGACAGCGCTTGCAGGCCAGGCACACCCCCTAAATCCAAACCGCCAAGCGCTTGCGTCAAAGAATCTCTATAAGCGTCTTCACGCTTCACTTGAGCGTCTAAAGCGTTGCGCTGTAGGTATGCCCCAACAAGTGCGCTGGACAGCCTGCCCAGCCCCTGTAGAGGCGTTCTGACAGGCGCTGTGCTTGCACCCTGCTGTGCGAGTGCCTGGCCCATGATGCGGCGCGGATCTGACTGATAGGCAGGGTTCAGCCGCTGGAAGCCAAACGTGGGCATTGCGCGTGGTCTAAGTGCCATTGTGTACCTCTATGAAAGCAAGTAAGCCGCACCCAGGTTGCCGGCCAGACCGAACAACCCGCCAAGGTTTGCAGAACGGTTCTGCATCGCCTGGTTGTAAGCATTAGCCTGCGCCGCAGCCTGAGCGCCGTAAGCCCCCATGACATCAACAGAACCAGGCGCAAAGAAGCTGGCCTGCTGCACTTGCGGGCCACCGAGCAACGCTGCCAGCTCATTGAAGCCCTGGCTGCGTAGCGCTTGCCGCTCAGCGATCTGCCGGTTTCGGCTTTGATTAGCAATCTGGTTGCTCAGGAGCTGGTCAGCCACTTGCTGCTGGCGTGCAGCGTTCTGAAGCTGAGTGTTAGCTGCCGCTTGGGTAAACGCTTGGCCCTGACGTGCTAGACCAAACTCGCCTGTTGCGGCTCGCTCACCAAATTGTTGAGCGCGGATGTTGCGTGCCTGGTTTT